ACCAGCTTCTAGTGTGGCGTTAAGAGCTTCAACATCCGAGTCATCCATACCCTTTATAATCAATGAACCACCGGGGCCAGGGGTTATATCTTCAGTCGGAGCAAGACCCCCGTAGGACCGACTTTCAGCATCGTCTACCTGTTTTTTAAAAAAAGCTTTTAAGCCTTGTGCTAGACCACTTGCCATTAATCGCCCTCCATGTCACGCAGCACCTTGTTTTGTACTTCGGCTGCTTCGTCATAATCTGTGAAGACAGGCAGACTGTTGTAATCTGCGTCACCGAAATAGTTGGGGTCATACACAAAGAAAACCACATCAGGCTCGCCGTTCTGATATTTTTTAAATGTCTCTTTGTCCCAGTTCTTAGGAGCAAAGGCATCATCCCACTTTAGGCGGGACACCGGACGAAACCCAACAGTCTCGTATATGTCGGGCAGATATGTGTTAAATGCATCGAGTTTCTTGCCGCCCATATCAATCGCTGCTTGCAGCATGGCATACGAGCTGCTCTTAGCTTCGTTAGGGCCAGCAAACACGGCAACGATATCACCATCTGGCTTGATAGCAAAGCCGCTGCCGCCTTCTGTTCTAAAAAGCTGCATACCAGACAGGTCTTCGGCAGACTTTATTTCTACCTGTGCGCCCATCGGGTGGTCTGCCATAGCAGCCACCATGTCGCTATTATATTGTTGTGAAGCACTTGCATCAGCCTGTGTGATGCGGGGAATATTTAGTCCAGCAGTTTCGTATCGGGTTTGGACGGCTGGGTTAGGTTCTAGAACCCGTCCCGCTCCATCATCTCCTCCACTTCTTGCTGTGTAAGGCCCGGATGGCGTTTCATCACCTTCTGCACGATTGAGGTCCGAAAGCCGCCTGTCGGCTCTGACGGTGCGCTGCTTTGTGCTGACGTCCCTGAAGCCTGGGAGCGTTGTTCCCGGTTCAGCCGTAATTTCGTCAACATTGCCTCGCTGAACTGTAATTCCTGCTTTTCCATCTAACTTTCCTATTCCTTCACTAAAGCTCTCTGGAATAGACCTTACGCCAAGGTCAGTGTAGAGAGACTGTTCGTAGTACCACATGATAGCCTGAATATCTTGTTCTGACAAGTTCAGGTCTGAAAGCTGGGTTTGTACCTGTCGGACAAACTCTTCCATGCGGCGGCGTTCTGAAGCGTTTTTGGGCTGCGTCAGCTCCTCACCATAGTTGTCGGTTTTGCTAGCATCACCCAGTGTGCCAAAGTATCTGTGATAGCCACGGGTAAACCAAACGTCCTTGGTTGTACCCTCTAGTCCGTTAATGTTTAGTGAAAACTGTCCGGTTTTGTCACCGAGAATGCGAGCACCAATAAACATTGCATCTTTGCCACCTGATAAGCCAGACGGTGGGCCGCTAAACCCTGCCTCTTTGCGGAGAGCTGTTAGCTCACCAAGAGAATGTGGACTGAGCCACCAATCAGCAAAACCCTCTTCGCCATATTTGTTGATTAGAAAGTTGATTAGCTTTAAGCCCTTAGCCACGGCAGGGCCACGGCGACCGAAGCCGGCGTCAGGTATGCCTTGAATGGTAGAACCTGGTGCAGGGGGTGTCTCAAGAAACTTGCCGTTCTTTAAATATTCCAACATCTGAGCTGTCGTTATCTTAGAGTTCAGTGGGACTTTGTTGCCATTAGATGTGGCCCCAGCAGCAGCCGACCAAATGACTCGGTGCGTTTCGTTATCGCGAAGACTTTCCAGCCCCGGTATCTGTGAGGCCATGTTAAAAGTCATCACAATGTCCTTGTCGTACCAGCCTTTGCCGGATGTCGGGGTTGTAAGCTGGTAGCGTATTTCAGAAGCAGCATCAGTAACCGCTGTGGCAAAGTCGGCATCGTCATACTGGTCGAGAGACCGCCCGTGCCTTTCAACAGCAAACTCATCAACATACTGCTGAACGTGCTTTACTTTAGGCCGTCCTGTTTTATTGGTAGCGTCAGTCGCAGCAATTTCAGACACTCGGCGAACGCCTTTCTCTTCTCTTGTAAGCAGAGCATTGCGAGCTGCAACCAGGGCCTCATCAACAGGGGCTGTCGAGTCAGCACCTATGTTCCCACCAAGACTACCAACCGTAGGCATATCACCGGGCTGCGTTAGCCTATCCTTAACAGTAGACAGTTTGTTACGAATTATTTCAGCCGCGCCCTCATCAGAACGCACAGCTTTAAAGCCCTCAAGAACAATGTCAGCTAATCCACCAATTAAAGCTCCTTCTGTTGCAGCGGTAAGTCTTCCACCAAGTCTTTCAATTGCTGTGGCTTCGTCATCAACTTTGCTATCTAGGAAATCAAGAACTGCACCCTCTAATCCAAACTCTTTGAGAAGCGTAGAAAGATTACCTTCTTCTGGGTCAAACAATGCGTCAGCAAAACCACTTCGCAACATTGTGTTGACGTATCCCGCACCACGGATAGGAGCAACAGCCATACCAGCACCGAACTGGACTAGACTTCTAGTCATAGCCTCAACCGGGCTATCTCCTTGAGGAACCTTTACACCAAGCTCTTGAAGACTGGTATCTATCAATTCTTTCATATTAACTTCGCCTTCAGGTGGCTGATAACCTTCAGGTCTTCTTTTAAAATTTAAGGTAGGTTCTATGTTTGTATTTAAAAAATTTACTATGTCATCAGCTAAATCAACAACACCCAAGGCCGTATCTTGTACGCCCCCGGCAACCGCACGACCAGCAGCTTTAGCTGTATCTACAACGTCTGCACCAGTAAAACCAAACAGGTCCTCACCAGTTTGTTCTGGTGCGGTCATGCCGCCCATCATGTTAGCAAGCGTATTGTCAGTCTCTAAGACAACGCCGTCATTACCAAATCTTATGTCGTACGTTACAGCGTTTCGTATGTCGTGCGATTGTCTTCTCGCTTCTAATAGATTCATCCACCTATAGCCTTTTCAATAGCTCTAATTTCTCTATTTAATTTTCTTATAATCTCTGGTTGTGTCAAACCACCACGACGTAAAAGTGTTGGATAAGCTTCTGTACCATCACTAATAACCTTTGACCTCAATCCTTTTAAATAAGACAAACCAGAAGAAAGTTCACTTAAATCCTGTTCTGTATAAGGAATATATTTTTCTAAACTATCTACCGCAGCTTTTATAACAATTTCGTTTATAACGTCATCAAATTCTTGACCCATTTCAGCAATCAGTAAATTTACTTCAGCCGTTGCATCTATATCTTTACCCTGTCTTCTTGCCTCTTGAACTTTGTCCGTTAATCGACCTACAAGCCTAGCAAACGCCGTTGCCTTTTTAAAATTAGGGTCTTTGCTAGATGCTGGCTCGTAACCTGGAGGCAATTTAAAACGTCCACGCATAATACTAATAGCTTCTTTAGTTTCTTTGTTTTGAACCTCATCTGCTTTATTTGAAAATTTAACTCGGTCTTCGTTGCTCAACAAATTTGCTACAGAAACAACGTCGTCAATCGTAACATTCTCGCCCTTATCAATAAGAAAGTTTTGAGCCGTTGGGTCACTTATTGTGCGACGCATACCAGCCTCAAGAAATTCTCTTTCTAACTCAAGAGCCGCCGCTTCGTTCGTTTGACTAAGTGATTGAATAGCTTGTTGAAATTCTTCTGTATTTCCTACCATAATAGCTTTTTTAGCGCGATTTGTAAAAATTTGCTCATTGTCCTCAGTGTTTTTATTTTGATTTTCCTCAAGTTTATTTTCAAAATTTATTTGCTCAGATAGACCAGTTCGCAATTCTCTAGCTATATCGTTAAGAGAAACATCACCATTTTGCAGTATTTGTATCGGAACTTTTATATTTTCTGGCAAAGCCTCAATCTTGCTTGCTTGTATTTGTTTTATAATTTGAGGAGCCTTTGAGGATTTTAAAACAGTATCAGATAAATTTGATTTAGCCGACGCTAATACTTGTGCATCAAAACCATTTGACCAAGAGTTAATTTGCCCTTCAGAAAAATTAAGATTTTTCATTTCGTTTAATTTATTAAATTTAAAAAGAGCAATGTCTTCAGGATTAATTGGTCTTGTTATCTCATTCCCTTTTTGGTCTTTTTCAACAATGCCAACTCTTAAAAGGTTAGGTAAACTATCAAATTCTAGACTACTGTTTGCTATCCAAGATGCTCTAGATTTTTCTTGTTGGTTTGTAATATATGCGCTGTGATAGTTTGCATACTTAGTTTGAGCGTTGAGAGATAACTTAGCCTTCATGCTTCTAGCCATAGAAGGAACAGTTTCATCAAACGTAGAAGAATATCCTAATATGATTGCGTCTAGCTTATCTTGTAGGCCAGCCGGGTTAGCTTCTCTAGTCTTAAAGTCTAATATAGCAGCGTTCATTTCTTGATGCGCCGCAAGCTCTAACTCAGAAGACACAACCGTTGCCGCTGCTTGTCGTGCCGCTCGCCCAAATAAACTATTATTATCACCGGGCAGTTCTAATTCTTCACCCGTTTGTCTAGCTGCTAAAATTTGTTCTGCTGTAGGGGCGTTAGCCGCTCCATACTCTTCACCCTCTATTCTTGCTACTATACGATTTTGCTCTGCAAAGAAGTTGGTCATACGGTCTAGCGAACGTTGTAACGTGGCCTGACCCCGCTCTATAGCTTGAGCCTCAAGAGCTTTCGCTTCAGGTATACGCAGTGCTACCCGGCGACCTTGATATCGTACACTCTCAACCATTATTCTATCGGAGTTGGACCAGACGTTGCCATAACGTCGCCCACGTTAGTCGCTACATTTGCAACGGCTCCGATAGTGCCATAACGTACAGCCGCCTTACCAGCTAATCGAGCTTGCTGGGCGTTTGACTCGCCACGCAGTATTGCCATCTCAGAGTTCAAGTTAAGCTTACGAATGTCCATTCCCGCAACTTTCATTGAATTTAAATTTATCAAGTCTTTGGTTTCCATCGCACCGTAGGGGTCTAGTCCACCCGCCGCCGCATTTGCTACGGAGCTACTCATAGCCACTAGCAATTCTCTCATGCGCTCGTTACCTTCTACTTTATAGTTTACCGCATCGGTACGAGCTTGGATGACCTCGTTTCGAGCTTTCATTTCGTATTGAACTTGCTGTGCTTGGGCTTGCCTTAATTGAGCAAAACCGCTCAGTGCTGCCCCCGCTATTTGTAAAAATGCTGCGCTCATGCTCCGCTACTCACTTTATAATCTAAACTTAAAACTGTCATAAATAATGGCTTGTCCTGGCTAATAGTAACCTGACCCGCCAACGAAAATCCCGGCAAACCGTCTACCGTCTTTATACCCGTAAAAGATGTAACACCTCCCGCACCCGATAAGGTGGTTTGTGTAGGTACTTCTTTACCGTCAACTGTTAGGTTCTGTGTCAAAAACATAATTGGTGACGCTTCTAAAATACGTCGCTTAGTTGACTGCATTGAACCTGAAGACAAACGTAATTCAACAGGTTGGGTTGTAACCTCAACACTAAAATCTAGACCCACCTCAACGTAAGAGGACGCTGTATCGTTAAGGGTAACGTTACCAGAACTTACGACCCTATCAGTATCAACAATATCATCTCTTACTATCTTTACAGTTTTGCCCTCTAGATGTGACAGACTTCCGGCTGTAGTACTTCCCGGCAACGCTTGGTCTGGGCTAACCGACCCAGAAAAATATTGGAGTGCGCTATCTGTTGTGCGGTCATCGTCGAAGACCTCAAGGTAATATTTAACAGAACCGCCAATCGTTCTTTTTACAACAGTATAAATTGTATCTAGGTCTACACCAATGTCCACAAAGTTACCGTCAGTCGTCCACACAGCCGGGGCAACAATCTGTTGGGGTCTATTAAGCATATAGGCCGCTATAGTGCCTGTCAGCCCCACAGAGGACGCTCTGTAGCCCGTTGTGTCAGAACCGTTAACAATCATCAGTAAATCGCCCTCGGTAGTGTCTGTGGCGGCTCTAAGAGCCATGCGTTGAGGGTCAAGTAAAAGGTGTGAGTTTAGCAACGACACATTGTTAGCCACATAACTTAGCTCTACATCACTAAACAACATCTCGCGTAAGGCTTTACCCTGACGCTGAATAAACAACGTACCGCCTTCAGCCGCTTGAGGCCTAATACCAAACTTAGAGCCACGACGAGTCGCTGACTTAACCGTTATGTTTGCTGGGGTGATTGGACTTAAATCAGCTTGCGGAATAAAAAACTCTGCCCCACTGGTAAATATTTGTAAGTCACGACCAGAGCGTAGCGCAGTAATAGCGTTCACGCTATCCGTAGATAAGGTCACTTTGATTGCGTCATCATCTAAACCTTCATCGGCTTTAAAATTAAAGAAGTCTCCAACCTTAGAAGCAAAAAGGGTAGATGGCTCAGAATGAGAGCCACCAAAATACAAACGCCCCTCATGGAATGTACACGTTCTAGGCCATCCCCTAGTGTTACTCCAAGAGTCCTCATAACCACTTTCAAGTTCATAATCACCGTTGGCAATAGCATCTGTATTGTGAAAAGGTACTTCTACTATTGCTTCTACGCTTGTGGTCGTTAAAAATTTAGTTACCCTCGCACGACCAAAACCGTTTGTAACATTGTAAAACTGGTTTACCTTATCACTTGCAAAAATGGCATCTGACGCAGTTAATTTTATTGCACCCGTAACAGCCGACGCTGTAAGTGTTCCCGCTGGGTTGCTGGTGGATAGCGTAAAACCAGTTTTAGGTACAGTCAAAGAAAGCGTTGAGACAGTCCAAGTCGTATTATTAGCCCCGCGCAAAATTTTGAAAGGAGCAAAAGCTTCATTAACAACAATAAGAGTATCAGCCGATTGCGTAAAATAAACCTTATCCATATCAATCGCGGTATCAACGTACAAAGTTCCCACATTAAAATCAACGTAGCTATTACCTGACCCGTTGATATTAGTAAGCAAAACTTGGTCAGCAAAAAACCTAAATCTGAGAGTTGTGTCCGCAAACCTTGTGGCAACAATCATAAAGTTCTGCGTCGTGCTAAACTCAAAGGGTATGAGCAACACGCCATTAGCTGCATTGTCTGACGTTATATCTAAAAGAAAACGTAAGCCTGGACGCCGACTAAACCCACCTTGCGGTTCAAACAAAACGTTATCGGCTGTGGCTACAGTGTTATAGTATTGCTGTAAGTCAGTGCGACCCCGTAGTAAGGGGTCCATTTCACCACCCGTAAAACTTGCCTGATATGTTTGGAATTTGCTCATCTAATCTCCGTGAGCATATAATCACTAATAACTCCCGGCGTTTGACCCGCACTATCAATGCTAACAGCCTGTCTAAAATAACCACCTCGCATACCTTCGCCAGGATTACCCAATGCTATGTTGCGCCATAACTCTACTTTAGTCGTCTGGTCTGTAATTGTTTCGGCTAAATGCCACGCAAGTTGATACGCCAAAAGGGTAACAAAATAACTAGGCATAGCTCCTTCGTTTACATTCTTTTGATAATCTATTGTTATGGTTTCTTCATCAGAAAACAAAACTGTGCCACCAACTGAGGACTGCCCTATCTCCCAGTTTTTTATAAGTGGTGAACCAGGCGTTGTGCTGGCTCTTACGGCTCGCGGAACACCTGTGAGCATATCATTAGGTAAAGCGTACTGATATGTCCATTCGCTAGTAGGCGAAGTCGTTTCTCGTGGCAATGTTGATTTGCCAAGAGTAAACGTCCAAGAATACATCGCTAATGTGGAAGTTTTTATTTCGTTGTACAAAACGTTACAAGCGTCGGCTGCTGCTGACCCTTCCACGAAACTTGTTATTTGGCTTGCTCCTAAGAACACTAAGGCTTTGTTACAAATGCTTATATCTGTGTCACCAATAGCCATTCTTTTCTCCTAGAAGTAAGGGGGCGTTGCCGCCCCCAAAGTATTAGTCTGAGTCAGTTACGACAGCGATTACTGTACCGTCTGACATATCAACAACGCCAGAAGCGTTACTGACCACAACGTGCATAGTAATTGTTCGTGTACCACCCGTAGAGCCATGAACGATAATCATATCGCCAACGGCCAGAGTGTCTGACAAGTCGTTGAAATAGCCAGAGCCATCCACGACTGTATGTGCGTCCGTAGTGGTGTAGCAGTAGAGTGCGGGAACCGTACCCTTCATGCTTTGACCACCTAATGAGGACATACCAGTTGCTGCAAATGCCATGATTATCTCTCCTTATTCTTCACAAACAACATCAACGAGGCCGTCAACATCTATAACGCCACTGCCCATTGAGAGCATCGCAGTTACTAGAAAAGACGTTTTCTCAGGGATGTAGTTGATTTCTGTTTTTGGAGCGATACCAACACCAACACCGATTGCTGAACGATGGAAAGCAAAACAAGTTCTATCAGCAGTAGCCAATGGTAGACCACCTTCATCTCGGTCACCTACAATGTGGAACTGAAAGCCTAGCATTGAGTTCACGCTTCCGCTTACTAATGCTTGTACAGTCTGAAAATCACTCGAAATCGCACGTTCATCACCGAGCAAACCAGCTAGGTTATTAGCATGGATTACAAAGTGACGGTCAGTTGGAGGCACGTTTTTCGCATCCAAAGCTTTTTTCGCAGCTAATATTTTACCAACATTAAGGTTTGATGCTGTAGCTGAACCAGAGGTAACAACAGTCTTAGCAACTGAAGAACCCGCCGAAGCGGCATTAAGTGCATCAATAATGATTTGGTCTTCACGGCGTCCGATAGCATTACCCACGACTTGCGCTAGTTCTTGACGCTCATCGAAGTTAACTTTTTGCTGATTAAATATATCAGAATATTCAGCAGCAACAAAGTCTTGCATACTTATTGAAACCTGTGAAAAAGCTGCATTGATTGGAGTTACGTCAGTTTGTGGAACGCGAACCGACGCAGTACCTTTACCAACTTTCGGGAATTTTACGGTGTCTCCCGTCACACCATTTCGGGTCCGTGCAGCACCACGAAGAACAGCAGCACCTTGATAGGCTTGATGTACTTCCGCTTCAAATAGCTGGACGAACGCCGGACTAAGGTTCGTAGACATAATTTATAGCTCCTATTATTGAACCAGTTAAATTTGTCGCCGTTATAGGTTGTCGGGAGTTCCGGCCTTTGGCTTCGTGGATACGTCCACGCCCGGTGTATTTCTACACGCCAAACAGGCCCAGAGGGTTATCTGTTGAAAAAAAAGATATACTACAAGCTGTAGCTTGTAAATACTTTATACCCTACATTTAGAGTTTGTACAAAAAAAGCCCCCGTAAAAAGGACAAAACGGGGGCAGTTAGGCGAAGTATAACGCCACAGGCATTATCCGTATCTTTGCTCAAATTCCCTTTCTACTCCGCGAGTATATGCCATATCATTACCGTAGCGTGGGTCTGCCATTTTGCTCTGCATAGAACGTTTAAAATCATCTTCACTTGTTCCAGCTTCCGCTACATCCGCTATTGGAATTTTCGACATATCACCTGTCATTGACCGCACCTTTTGCATAAGACGCTGACCAATAGCAGAGCCGCCCCAAATGTTTAACTCAGCACGTTCTTCCTCAGAAATAACACCTTTACGCTGTAAGGAATCAGCCCAGTTAATATTTGATTTCAATATTTCATCAGCATTAGGACCAAGAGCCTCACGTTCTCTTTGTAGGTCTAACTCTACAGCCGCCATGTCTTCACCCGCCATGCTTGTAATAGAGCCAGCTAGTTCATCAAATGCTGCTTGATTGACGCCATATTTTTGCGCCCAATCTAAATAAGTAGACACAAGCGGGTCATCAGCTTCATATCCAGCCTCTGTTAAAACTTCGGTGTTATATTCTTTTGGTGCTTTGTGCTGACCTTGTGAAAACTTTTTTTCTAACTCGTCATAAGACTTCATCATCTTTTCTAGGTCTGGCCCTTCTTTTTCATCCCAAAACTTTTCTGGTATGAACTCAGGACGCTCAAAAATTTCTTCTTCTGTGGGCTGGTCCTCTACTTCGGCATCTGCACGATGCTCAATAGTTTCACCTTCTTCTACGGCCTTGTCTTCTTCTAAAGCTGTAGCGGCCATCAAGCCATCAGGAGCCGCAACTTCTTCGGTTGTTCCCTGGGCTTCTTGGTTGTCACTCTCGCTCATTTGCTCGTTTTATCCTCTGTTCTATTTCACGCACTAAACTATTCTGCCCTTCCCGTGCGTATCCAAAAGAAGGGTCTGCGCCGGGTATCCATGCGGGTTGTTCAATAGTTATTGCCCGTAAGTTTTCTAATACCTTTTGCCCGGCTTCAGTATCAAAACATCGTTTGAACTGAATATCTAAATCTCTTTGTGTCGATGTGTTGGGCAGTTCTAAGTGTGTAAC